TGATTGACCTTGAATCCATTCTCGCTGAATGGAAAGAAGATTCGCAGATTGCGAAACATCAACTTGACGAGACTTCGCGTGTGACCCCATCGTTACATGCGAAGTATCTTGAATACCTATCTCTGACCAAGCTCCGTCTCAAGAAGGCGGAGTTTGACCAGAAGACTCTCCTAAAGGATAAGTATCTCTACTATGAAGGCAAGATGTCTCAGGCAGACATTGAGTCTCGTGGATGGGCATACGATCCCTATGATGGTCTGAGTGCCACCACCAAGAACTTCAAGGAGTACTACTACGAGTCTGATGCAGAGATCCAAGACTCTGAAATGAAGATTCAGTACCTTAAAACTATTATAGATACACTTGAACAGATAGTTAATAACCTAAACTGGCGTCATCAGACAATCGGTAACATGATCAGATGGAGGCAGTTCGAGGCAGGGGCATAGAATGAAGTGGTTTGATGAAGTAAAGAAAACTTTTCAAGTCAACCAAGTATATCAGTCACGCTGGGTATGGTATCATACCATCCTTGCGATTGAAATCTTCATGACTAACATCTTACTGATCCTCATTCTGTTTAAGTTGTGAGCCTACCCAATACCATCACGGTTGGTCTTAAAGACCATTCGATGATGTTGGTTGATTGTAACCAGCATCAACTCCAAGAGCTGCGTGACTACTTCTCATTTTATGTCCCAGGCCATAAGTTCATGCCTGCTTTCAAATCAAGAAAGTGGGATGGTAAAATCAAACTGTTCAATCAGATCACCCGTGAGCTGAACGCTGGTCTGTATGAACATCTCAAGAAGTTTTGTTCTGATCGTATGTACCCTCTCCAGTTACAGGAGACCGCATACGGACACCCCGCACAGACTAACCATGTCGCACATCAGAACCTAATCAAGTTTCAGAGTGAACTGAATCTACCCTTTGATCTACGCGACTACCAGTACGATGCTGTCACCCACGGTATAGAGAAGAAACGAGCCGTCCTGTTGTCCCCTACAGGTAGCGGTAAGTCGTTTATCATCTACAACCTACTACGATGGTATCTTGACTGCGTAACAAACTTTGTGGACAACTTCGATAAACAGGTTCTTATTGTTGTTCCGACAACAAGTCTGGTAGAACAGATGTACAAAGACTTTGAAGACTATGGATATGATGTCAAGGAGTATGTACATCGCATCTACAGTGGTAAGGACAAGAACACGATCAAGCCCGTCATCATCTCCACGTGGCAGTCTATCTACAAGTTTCCGAAGGAATGGTTTGAGAACATGGGTTGCGTATTCGGAGACGAAGTCCATTTATTCAAGGCAAAGTCTCTGTCTGGTATCATGAACAAGTGTGTCAATGCTGAGTATCGATTCGGTACTACAGGTACACTGGATGGTACAGAGACAAACAAACTGGTACTGGAGGGACTCTTCGGGCCTGTGCGTCGAGTGACCATGACCAAGGACTTACAGGAGAAGGGCACACTTGCGAAGATTGACATCTCTATCCTACTGTTGCGTTATCACAACGATGTATGCCATATGCTCAAGGACGCAACCTATCAGGAAGAGATCGACTACATTGTGACCAACGAGAAACGCAACAGGTTGATAAGTAACCTTGCGTTAGACCAGACAGGCAACTCTCTGGTCTTGTTTCAGTTTGTGGAGAAACACGGTAAACCCCTGTACGACATGATCAAGAACAAGGCGGGTGACCGCCCCGTGTATTATGTGTCGGGAGAAGTAGAAGCATCAGACCGCGAACAGATCCGTGGTATCGTAGAGGGACAAAAGAATGCAATCATTGTTGCTTCATTGGGAACATTTTCTACTGGGATTAATATTAGGAACTTGCATAACATTATTTTTGCTAGCCCTTCCAAGTCTCAAGTCAAGGTTCTTCAATCAATCGGAAGAGGACTGAGAAAGTCTGACGATGGGTCAGTGACAAAACTCTATGATATTGCGGATGATCTGCACATACGGAAGCATAAAAACTTCACGCTGCGACACAGCGCTGAACGAATCAAGATATATACTAAGGAGCAGTTTCCCTACAAGATACATCAAATTGATTTGAAATGAATATATCATTGACAGAGAAGAAACCGCACGGACTATTACTGGGCGGTTTCAGTTGTCCCACCGGAAACAACTCCCATGACCAACTCTTTGGCCTTAGATCCGAAATGGACAAAGGAGGACAAAGAGGCATACACTGGTCTGAACAATACGCTGCAGCCCTGAACCGCGATGGATATGATAACCTATTGGTGCAGGGTTTGTTCTATGGATTAGAACCCTACCGCAGTTTTGGAAACCACAGAATCGCAACACACATCCGCAAACGTGGATGGGATGTTGAGTGTATCGATTACGGTATACTATTCACTCATGACGAACTCATATACCTGATAGATCAAAGAATAACCGAAGACACTCTGTTTGTCGGATTCAGTATGATGTTTACGACCACGGCAACAGATAGACTGTTGTGGGTCACCGATCACATCAGAGAAAAATATCCATGGGTTACAATCGTGGCTGGTGGTCAGAAGACATGGACGGTGACTTGTGTCGAGGCAGACTACTACATCACGGGTAATGGTGAGTTTGCCATGGACGCACTACTCGACCATCTTTATCGTGGTGCCCCCGAACCCGTAGCACACAAGACATTGAATAACGGTGGTAAACTAATTACCGCCTATAAAAGTTATCCCTGTTTCCCCAAGAGAGACGCCAATATCTCGTTTGAAGAACGAGACTTTATCCAACCCAACGAGACGATCAACATTGAGTTTGCTCGTGGATGTATCTTTGCGTGTAAGTATTGTTCTTTCCCACTGACGGGTATGAAAGAAGACACCACCCGTGACGAGGATAGTATACACCAAGAGATGTTGGAACACTATGAGAAGTGGGGTATAACTAACTACTATGTCACCGACGATACCATAAACGACTCAAAGGACAAGATTGCCACTATCGCACGGGCGTGTCGTAGATTGCCATTTCAAACACAGTTCGCTGGGTATGTCAGGGCTGACCTTTTGATCACGCACGGTAAAGAGACTTGGCAAGACATGTGTGACATGGGACTGACCATACACCACTACGGTGTCGAGACCTTCAACCACAAGGCTGGCAAGACCGTGGGCAAGGGTATGAAACCTGAAATTCAGAAGAAGGGTCTATTGGAGGTGAAGGAGTTCTTCAACGAACACTCTCCTAACTTCTATGCCGCGACCATCAGCATGATTGCGGGTCTACCTTTTGAGACCTTTGAATCACTAGATGCGTCTAAGAAGTGGATGAACGAGAACTGGTCAGAACACATAGTTCACTTCTTACCTTTAGCACTAGGTAAACCCGACGATGAACAGGCAGACGAAACCGACTGGAAGGTCTATAATAACTTCATGAGTTATGGGTACACCTATTCATACGATGTTCCTTACATTGAAAATGATGATGTCCGGTCTCAGGTAGAGATAATGATCAAGGAGAAGGCTCACAACAAAAACCGCGAGAACAACAAGTGGAACTTCTGGGTTCATCCAAGTGGTGATTACGACTTTATAGATATGATAGACTGGGTACGTGAGTATTCTATGGAACGAGTTGAAAATAAGATGATGCCTGCTGGGTGTTGGCAAACCAACTTTGTTCATGCCGAGACTTGGGAAGATCCCAGACAAGGCTCTCTATACTACAAAACAGGTTACAAAGATATGCCTTATAAAGGCATGATAAATATCATAAGAACCTATAAACGAAAGAAGTTGAGACATGACTAAAGAGTTGGAGTACAGGCAGTTTAAGTTATCTTCCGGCGAAGAGATCGTGTGTGAAGTCATGGAGTGGAATGACGAGGCAGATGTCGAGATTCTTGTACGAAAGGCTATGCGTTTGACTCTGATGGAGATGGGTGATGGAACAAAATTCTACTCATTCCGCCCTTGGATGGTATATCAAGAACACCCCGAAGATATTCTAATCCTCAATATCAATAGTGTGGTCGGTATTGGGTTTCCGCCGGACAGTCTGTTAAAACAATATCATGAAGCCGTGAATGAAATGGCGAGTATGAATGAAACAAGGGAACAGGAGTTTGCTGAGAGCGTGAAGAGCGTGAATGAATCCGCCGATAAGATTGAACGCTACTTAAATATTATGGACAGCGGGAGTAATGTGATCGACATGTTCGATCCTAAAAAACTACACTAATGAAAACGATGAATGCGAAAGACTATGTCTTTTCTACCACATTAGATATTGAAGCACTGAATATCAGGATGATTGACCGCATTGATGGGCTGTTGGATAAACAGGACTATGCAATGAAGTTCAATCTAGATGGTGAGGTGACAAACCCAAACCTATTGAACTATCCTGAGTTTCAGGAGTTTTCGGTCTACGTAGAGGAGTTCGCACGGGAATCCTCCGTAAAAAGAAATTATGATCATCCCCATCACTCACGACGAGTAGAGTATGATGTCTGGTATGATATGTACATCAAGTCTCAGAGAGTCGGAGGTCTGTGGGCCGCACGATACAAGAGTGGTCAGGGTGGTGGTGAACACGATCACTGGCCATGCACTTGGGCATTCACCTATTACATCGATCCGCCCGAAAACGCATCGGGGTTATACTTTACTGATATAGATGATGAATTGCCTATTGATCATGGACGCTTACACCTATTCGGTGGGAACATGTTGCATAGAGTCAAACCATCAACTTTTGAGGGTTATAGATATTGTATTGCAGGTACAATAAGTACACACCCACCAACCAGCGCGTCTAGATTCAATGAGTAGTATTTAACCCTCCCTGACCGCGAAGCTAATTTTATCATGGAAACTATAAAATGTCAAGCACTAAATTGAAAAATATCGGATTCACTGCGTCTGCCTTTGACCTACTACATGCGGGTCATATTGCGATGCTCAAGGAGGCGAAGACTCAGTGTGACTACCTTATCGTGGGTCTACAGACTGATCCATCCTTGGATAGACCTGAGAAGAATGCGCCTATCCAGTCTATGGTAGAACGGTATATCCAACTGTCAGCCATCTCTATGATCGATGAGATTATCCCCTATCGTACTGAGAGTGACCTTATGGATATACTGAAGGTCTATCCCATCAACGTGCGTATCATTGGAGAGGAATATAAGGACAAAGATTTTACAGGGAAGCAATATTGTCTTGACAATGATATCGAAATGTATTATAATAATCGACAACATGACTTCTCTACGAGCAGTCTGCGTGAACGCATCATAAACAAGGCAAACCAATGACAACGAAAGTGAAACCCAAAGACAAACCGCATTATGTGAACAATGCACAGTTCTCTCAGGCTGTGGTTGACTACTGTACCGAGTCTCAACTGGCGAAGAAGAACGATCTACCCACACCAGTCATACCGGACTATATTGCACAGTGCTTTCTGAAGATTTGTGAAGGTTTGTCACATAAGGCAAACTTTGTCCGGTACACCTACCGTGAAGAGATGGTGATGGATGCGGTGGAGAACTGTCTAAAGGCGATTGAGAATTATAATATCGAGGCTGCGACTCGTACAGGTAAACCGAATGCCTTTGCATACTTCACTCAGATCTCGTGGTTCGCATTCCTTCGTCGTATTGAGAAAGAGAAGAAACAACAAGAAATCAAGTCTAGATACTTGGGTCATCTTGGTGTTGAGGATAGATTTGATAACGATCTAGCTGAAGATGATGCCATTCAGGTTACCCAAGCATATGTTGATACCCTGAGACTTCGTATCGATGAGGTCAAAGCAAGGGACGCCGAGTGGAAGGATATTGTCAAGAAGGAACGTAAGAGACGTACCGTCAAGGCAGACTCAGATTTGAGTGATTTTATTATTGATTAACAGCTGGTCTAGCTCAACTGGATAGAGCAACGGTCTTCTAAGCCGTCGGTTGGGGGTTCGAGTCCCTCGACCAGTACCATATTAGGGCTTGACAAACCCCGTGAGAAATGTTAATATTATGGAAAATTGGACTGATATATGAAAATCGCAATCTTAAACGATACCCATGCGGGTATCCGTAATTCATCTGACATTTTTATGGCATACCAAGAACGCTTCTATAGTGAGGTATTCTTTCCGTACCTGTTAGAGAATGACATCAAACACATCATGCACTTGGGTGACTATTACGACAATCGCAAGACAATCAACTTCAAGGCTCTGAATCACAACCGTAAGATATTCTTGGAACCTATGCGTAGGAATGGTATCACTATGGATATCATCTGTGGCAACCATGATGTGTACTACAAGAACACCAACGAACTAAACGCACTAAAAGAACTACAGGGTCACTACATGAACGAAGTGAACCTGATTATGAAACCAACGGTGATGAACTACGATGGTACGGAGATAGCACTGATACCTTGGATCAACCCTGAGAATGAGAAAGACACGCTAGAGTTTCTTTCAAATACCAAAGCAACTCTTGTGGGTGCACACCTTGAGGTTGCAGGGTTTGATATGCAGAAGGGTATGCCTTGCATGGACGGCATGGATAGGAAGATCTTCAGCCGGTTTGATATGGTGATGTCGGGTCACTTTCACGCCAAGTCATCGCAGGACAACATTCACTTCCTTGGATCTCAGATGGAGTTCTTCTGGAATGACTGTGATGATCCCAAACACTTCCATGTGCTTGATACCGAAACAAGAGAACTGGAAGCGATTCGTAACCCCATCACGATCTACGAGAAGATCTACTACGATCACGAGAACATGAATAAGTTCAAGGACTTGTCCTATCTTGACAACAAGTTCGTGAAACTGATTGTCATAAACAAGGGTGACGCCTATGAGTTTGAACGGTTTGTTGATCGTATTCAGGCTCAGAAGATTCACGAACTCAAGATCGCAGAGGACTTCTCCGAGTTCACTGGCGCGAATGTGGATGATGAGGTGTCGGTAGAAGATACCGAGACTTTGATCTACAACTATATCGATGCTGTAAGCACTGACCTAGATAAAGGACGAATCAAAAAAGAAGTCTCGAACTTGATGAAAGAGGCTCAGAGTATGGAGATAGTCTAATGTCCGCCAAGAACGATGTTACCGGAGATAGTATTCGGAGCAAGGCTCCTTCCGACAACTATCGCGACAACTATGATCGAATCTTTAGAAAAGATTTGCCCAGTAATGCATTCTATCAACAAGATGAGGAGAAGGATATGGGACTAGGGTTCAACGATGGATTCCCGACTCAGTTGGAGTTCTGGGATCACTACTGTATAGTAGAACAAACGGACATTGGAACTGAGAAAGGATATCCGTGCAACTGGTGTGGCTTGACGGAAGAGGATCTTGACGAATCGAACATCTAAAGTTACAGAAGCAGTAGAGACTCTTGCGGGTGCACTTATGGTTGCGGCCGCAGGAACATTCTTTTTCTTTGTTGGAAGCTCGGAGGAAGTGGTTCCTCCTCCTGTAGTAGAAGAGGTGGTTGTTCCGGTAGAAGAACCAGATCTACCCTATGATAATCCACAACTACAGTGTCTTGCATTGAACATCTATCATGAGGCCCGTAGCGATAACTATGCTGGTCGGATGGCAGTTGCAGATGTGACTCTCAATCGTGTGGAACATACCAGATTCCCAGATACAGTGTGTGGTGTGGTACAGCAAGCAAAACTATCTGACTGGCATCTAGAACGTGGTCGGGAAGTCCCACTGAAGCATAAGTGTCAGTTTAGTTGGTTCTGTGATGGTCTTGATGATGAACCTCTTGACGAGGACTGTTGGCAGGAAGCACAACTCCTTGCATACAATGTTCTTGCCAACAACGAGATGCGTGGCATCACTGAGGGCGCGACTCACTACCATGCTACATATGTACTACCCAAGTGGAGTAAAGATCGCAACATGAGACTGATCGGTAGGATCGGGGCACATATATTTTATCGTCAAGATTAACACTTGACAAACACAGAAGGG